TCATTTGTCTTGGTTGTATTTTTTAAACATAAGTGGAACATCTTATGATGGATCTACTTTAGTAGCTGATGCTATAGTTGATACAATTTGGAGAGGTCAAGAGTTTCTTTTAAATGATGCAATTAAATTACTAACAGAATATATTTTTAGAAATTATGAGGATCATCCTAATTGGGAATCCTATAATTTTCTTCCCACTTATTTTAAACCAAATCTTGATTTAAAAGATGTAACTTATACGAGTGGATTACAACAACTAGATAAACTAAAAACACTTATAGATGTTATTTACTCTCCCCAATACGCCGACAGAGGAGACACTAAAGTAAAAGAGGCATTTGATGAATTTCTAGAAAACGGAATATTATTAGATGACTTAGAAGTTCAAGGTCCTTTTTATAAGTTTTTAAAAGCAATATCTTTTGCTTTTTCCGATTACACTAATTCTGCCGAACTCTTAGAATTCCTTAATGATCCTCAGAGGTGCCCAGCCCAATACTTACCTTATTTAGCAGACTTGTTGGGGTGGAGGTTATTAGGCTCGGAACCTCAAAAATGGAGAGTTCAATTAATAAATTGCGTCTCAATATATAAAACTGTAGGAACTAGCAAGGCTCTACAGTCCGTAGTAGACTCAGTTTTCTCTCAAGACTTGTTTGATGCCTCTTCTGAAATTTATGAATTGTGGGAATCATATATACCACATTTAATTTATTATTCTTTAGCAACTGAATCCCCTTTATTTAAAGATAGGACAACATGGACTGAAGAAGTTGCAAGAGAAAAAGGTGTTACTTATATCACATCTAGTTTTGATGAAAGTATTAGATGTGCCGTAGACAAAATAATACTCGATGTATTTACACAATTTCCTACTGAATTTTGGGTTAGGGGAGAAAAGTTATCTGTATTAGATCCTAATTGTGTTTTCAATTACAGAGGCAGAGATTATAAAGTCCCCCCTTTTGAAGAATATCCTTTTTATATAAATCAAAAACTGAACAAAAAAATAGTTAATTATATAATTGATCTTTTAGTTTGCTTTGGAGTCTCAACTAGTTTTGCTGATTCCCTAGGTGAATTTATTAAATCTAATACTATTGATTCTGTCGATGATATTTCTAGAGGATATAGTTGGTTATTCTTTACTGAATCCGCTCAGTATCCTCCTAATTGGAACGATATCATTTTAGATATATCCAACAAAAATTCTGAGTACTTGCCATTATGGAATGGAAAGTCTTCTCACTTTAAAATATTTTTAAACATAGATGACTTTACATTTGTAAGGGATTCTCTTCTAATTAATTCTGTTGAAGGTTTAAGAATATTAAATGAAATTATAGATGAGTTTAGTCCAGCACATGCAGTAAAGCAATTATACTTTAGATTAAATGATTCAGACTTTGTTAGATATCAAAATACCTCTCTTCCTTTAATTTTTTATAATCAATCAGAAAACTATGGATTAGATGATTCTGATACTTTAGGATTTACTAATTATGAGCTTTCTGGCTCTCTGATAAAGTCCTACAAAAGAGGAGATGTTACAAATTACAATTTAGTAAGCAGGGATTCTGTAGATAGTTTACAAGATATATTCTTAAGTGGAACAGCAACTCTGCAACCTAGAAAAAGTTTTAGAAGAAGAAATTTTGAAAACTTATTAAACCTTGAAGGAGTCTATACGAGGACAGGGTTTAATATGCCCACTACCTTTAAAGGAACAGTGCAGGAAAACTCCCTAGATTCGTCATTAGGTTTCTTACCTTTAGGATTAATACCATCATCTCAACAATATGTACTAGTTACTGGAAGTAGCCTAGTTATTCCTACAAGCCCAGAAAGGCTGGGTCGTTCCTATGAAACATGGAGAGATATTCCACGAATTTACAGTATTTGTGAAGGGTTAAATTCAACATCAGTTTTTTCTGGTCTAGAAGTAAGTAATACCTTCCCTTGCAGAGGTTTGTCTTCCGTTAACTTAGAAGAAGTTAGAGATTATACTGTTGATAGGGGCAACCTAAACTCTATAGTAAATGTAATGCACCAAATAGGAACAGCTTCTTGTTTGGTTCAAGCTTCATCAATTATCGATCAGGATAACTCTTACATAACTAATAATCCTAATTGGTTAAATGTTACTTTGTCTTTGGCAAATAAATTAATAGAACTTAATGGATTCCCAAACTCTTTTGATGATTACAAGAATTTTAAATTTGGAAAAGAAATTCATAAATTACATAGAGACTACTGCACTTATTTTGAAAGACATTCATTACCCAAGTTAATTTTAAATATAGATGGTCCAAATATTTTTGCACATATATTTGGTTCAATTTATAGAAATTCAAAAATGGAGCAATACGGTAACGCTTATACTTTAAGCTCTAACTGTTTTGTTTCATCACTAGAAAGCGAATATTTATTTAGACCCTTTGATGACTTCTTCCCTTCCGCAGCAGGAGGTACTTTTAATTCTTTTGTTTTATCAGCACCTTCTTCCTTCCCTATGACTGTTAGTGATATAGGGAATTCCTCAATACTTTCCGGGGTTGAACTAATTCATGGAATTAGAAATACTAATGACTATTTTGTTTTGTATGATCTTAAGGGAACAGAAGTAAATTTTCCAACTGATCAACCAAGAAGATATGTAACACAAAACAAGTTGATAAAAATAAAAAATCAAAACACTACAACTTTACCTAGAATAAAATTTGATCTAAAGAAGTATTCACATTCTTCCTCTGAAGGTCATCCACTGTCCTCAAATTTCTTAATTCCAGAACATAATTTTAAATTAAATATAAAAGCTCTGGTAGCTAAAGATGATCTTTCTAGGTTTGGGGGAGGCACCATAGGAGTGTTTATACACACTTCCTATGAAGAGGGGGGCACATGGGTATTCAGTCCAGAAAATAAATGGGTATTCGTTAAACAATCTAATATTGATTTTAGATCTGTTAAAAGAATTTATTCTCACAAACTGTCTCTGACAGAAGACCCTTTCACCAGATCACCAAATGTTTCTTTTAGACTTTGCAGAGATAGTGTAATAACTGAACGCAGTTTATATGATTTAGAAGAATCTGATTTTAAAAATCTATCTCTATCTTTCAATACAAAGAATCAACTTATTTCTGTTCCTGAGTTTTACTACAAAAATTATCAACAAGTTCATAGAAAAGATCAAAATTATTTTATAGAAATTTTCTTTTACAATTCTATAGATAAGTTTTTATTAATAGATACCATAAATGTTCATGATGATACTTTAAACAAATGGAGTCAATATTTAGTCACTGCCTCAGGCAATCAATTTCCTGTAGGAGACTTTAATAAAATTGAATATAGATCCCCCTTAACTAAAGAAAATATCTATTATATTTTTAGATACTTTACTGAGATAACAGGATCGAACTCTCAATTTGGGTTAGCTAGCAGAATTTCGTCCATAACTCAAAGTAAATTTGAAACTAACGGAGGAAGTAGATTAAATTACAGATTAAATCCTTCTTGGTTACAAAATACAACTGTAAGCAATATATCCCCTGCTTACGACTTTAATTTAATAAACAGTTTGTACATAGAGAATTAAAATGATAGTCGATCAAGCAGGAGAAGTGATTGTAGATTTCTTAACTCTATCGCCAAGTTTGGCTGAGATCCCAACAGCATCTGCATTATTAGATACATCTAACTATACTTTTCAAGCTATTAGTTATGGGAAAGATATAAGCGGATTTAATCAACATGCTCATGGTTACTACGATCCTGAGTTACCCGCAATAGTTGTTTTAAGTTATCAAGCAACCAGTGTATCCTCTTATCATTCCTCTGCAATAGCTTCCGCTATCCCCGGATATAAGTTAATGCCGGAATATCCACATCCTTTAAATACAAGATTAGAGCAGGGATCCTGTCGAACTTTAATATCTGGAATTTCTGGAATCGATAACGGGCAATGTGCCAATCATTTATTTTTATCCGCCTATTCTGGATCTTACACTACTTTGGGATGTTTTGCTCCCTCTGACGGAGTAGATTATTATGTTGTAGAGTCTTTAAATGATCCTTTAAGTAAAGTTATTTATTCAGGGACATTAAGTGGGTCGTATAATGAATATGGGACAATGGATGGCTTTGGGTTCTTAACTTTCGCACCCTTAAACGGATCTCAAGGGAATACCCAAGCAGGGCTAGGGAATTTTACCAGCGGTGCCTTATTAACTTTGTCCAGCAACTTTAGCTCTACTGGTAGAGTTCCTGTAACTTGGAGGCTAGATGCCGGAGATGCAGGTTCTTTATTACTTTTTGGTGGTGTCTATCATTTAGGGCTATGGTGTCTAGATGTTAAACAAATGTTAAAAGATGGACATAAGCCACCTTTTGCATTTAATCACCTAAATAACATTAGAAAATATCGTCTTTTTGCTAAAAAGACATTTAACAGAGATCTTTTATATATGAATGATGCATTAGGATTACCGGGATTCAATACTTTATTTGGCCTAGGGAATCCTTCTGTAGACTCGGATTGGAATAGATATTGTTTATATCGTTGGACAATAAGGTTTTTATAAATGAATATATTTGATTACTTAAACATTAACGGACATGTCACAGTTCATAAACTATTCGATGACGGTAAGGAAGAACTAGTTTATGATGATCATAACGTTATTGTATCTGGAATGGGGGTAGGACTATCCTGCTTCTTTGGATTATCTGGTTCCGATTCTGTTTTAGATTATCAAATTGATAGGTTCCAACTAGGAGTCTCTGGTAATATTGCTAATGAGGTAAGTAGTACCAACAGATTGAGTTCTTCCCTGTCCAGTTTTTCTGAGTATGTAGGGACTAACGGAGAAATAGAAACAGCATCTGCAAATCAATTTGCCGGATCACTAATAGCACAAACAATTTGGTATGGATTAATCCCAGCCCATAACATAACAAGAATTAATGAAAAGTCAGTTAGGTACACGATTATAGTTGATAAAGATTCTTGTAATAATCTGACTAGGAATGGACAACCAGTAAACATAAATGAACTTGGCTTATTCATGAAAAACCCGTTAGATATTTATCCTACTATTGCTCCAATATTAGTTGCATACAAAGTAATTTCTAACATAAGAAAGACTTCAGACTTTGGTTTAATTTTTAGATGGACTTTAAATTTTTAAGGTAAATTATGGTATACTTACAAAACGATTATTATACAGCGAGTGGATCAGTAAAGTTATATCATTCTTGGACTGATAAGGTTACCAAGTTTGACACCAGCTCTTTTTATAACTGGGAACAAGATAATTTACCCTTGTATGATCTTGATGAAAGAACTTATTATCTCTGGGAACAATTAGGGCACCCAACTTCAAGCATACCCGGAGTTGCTCTGGTAGTGTCGGCTGGAGGAGATTCATCAGAGTATGAGTATAACAGAAATAATTTTGAGACTGTTAGTGCAGCCATAGCCGCCCTACCTCAAGTTTTAAATTATCCAGTGATAATTGAAATATGTAATAAAGGGGAACTAGGATCTTTAGAATTAAAAAATATAAAGTGTGGCCCTAATGGCTCTTTAGAAATAGTTAATAAAGTTTTTGCAAAAGCTGAACCCGACTTTGGTGGAGTTAATTTAAATCGAGGATTTTCTGGGGCTTCTTATCCTTATAACTTATTAAGCTCTATTTCTGGAACTTTAGCAGGTCAATCTTTTGGTGTGTCTTTTTCTCCAAGACAACATTTTGCTTCAACTAAATCTGAATTTTTAAATTTAAAAATATTTGATACAACATCATTAACTTCAATAGATAATTATCTAAATGGTTTTATCTCTGTAAATCAAGACTCTCTTATTACAAGATCCACATATTTTATAAAATCTACGTCTCCTAACGGAGCAACTAGCGCAGTCCTTAATGTTGTTCCATACGAAACAACTTCTGATGCTATAAATAATCACCAAATTAATTCTTATGATATTAGTGCATTTGATGTAGAGACGAACAACAGATTTGTTCCAACTGTGTTTTCAGAGGACTCTACTTTAACTAGATTGGTAGGTTTGTTTTATGGAAACACCTTAACTAAAGTTATTGTTTCTAATTGTGATGGGCCTATTTATTTAAGAAATTTATTTATTGATGGAAGTGGTTACACAACTTCTAATAAAAATGGTGTTGAGGTTACTAACTCAAGAAATATAGTAATAGAAAATTGTGTTAGCGTAAGAAACACCAATGCAGGTTTTTACTTAAACAATTCAAAAGTTATTCTAACAAGAGGTATTGGTGCTTACAGGAATTATGGGTTTACAAGTAATACCAGATTAACTGAACCAAATAATGAAACGAGTATTGAAAGAGACGAAAGAGATTTAGCTGCTGGTCTCTACGCAATTAACTCTGAGATTCAATTTAGCTCTACATCCTCTTTTGAAAGATCTGTATTTAACGCAGATCCAATATTTAGCGCAGTTAGTTCTCAAGGGTCCATCAGTTATGGTTTAAATTATCCTCTAAATTTTAGCAGAAATGCTAATGGTATAATTCTCAATAACTCTAAGTTATTTGGAGGTATAACAGGATCTTCTTCTATAACACTAACTTGTGAACTCAATAATATTTGTGGATTAAGATTAGTAAATTCAAACGTTGATTGGGACGGCAGATTAAAACTTAGACAAAATAATATTGGACTTCTTTCCAATAACTCAAATCTTACTCTCGATAAATATACTGTAAGAGAAAATACTAGAGTAGGGATGAAGTTAATTAATTCAAATTTAACTTACAATAAAAAATTAAATGGGTCTGTTGCATTTACAGAGGAACAATTTAAATTTGATAGAAACGGAAAGCATATTCATTTAGTAAACTCTAATTATAAATACAACTCAACAACTGATGTCCCTTCTGTTTTGGGCATACATAGAATTTTAAATAGCAATAAGAGATCCCTCTTAGTAGAAAATTCTTCTGAGCTACAACTAGCTCATGGATTTATAAGATCTAGAACAGATATAACAACCACAGAAGTTAAGTATGGTGATCCCATAGCAGTTGAAAATTCTTCTAAAGCTACATTCAAAGGATCAGGTTTTGTGGCGACAACAATAATAGGAAGTGAGAATGCAAACTATAGGCTTAATTCTTGCTGTGTTTACGCTGGCAAAAATTCAAATGTAAGTTTCCAAGGTCCTACAGCTATAGCTCGTTACGATATAAATTGCCTAGCAGAAGATAATTCTGTTATTAATTTTGAACCACATAAGAACGATCAAACTGGAGATTTAGAAGTAACAGAATTTAATTTAGATGATTCAAGTAATCATACGATGGTAGAGTTACATGCTAACAGAGCATGTTTAGTAGTTAATAAACATTCTGTTTTAAATATGAAAGATTTAGGGGATGTCTTATACTATTGGGGCAGATCCGCTGCTGGAAGTCTAAGAATAGCCAGTGGCCTAGATTATGAAGATAGATTGGATGAATACAAACAATATGTTTCTGGTGGATACTTCCAATTTTATCCAAACCCAATGGGGACTGTTGGAGGAAATCCTACATCAGTAACTTCACTATCTTTCTCAATTGCAACCGTAGATGGACTCACAGCACCTTACTACCTATTTAATCGAGATGACGATTTCAATAACTTCAGTTCAATCACTAGGGGTGGTGTATGCCTGAGAGCAGTAAATAACAGTTTAGTTGATGTTAAAAATGTAAACTTTCCCACAGGGTTTTGGAACCCTTCGGGAGTATTCTTTAATGCAGCCGCTGCTGCCGATGTTGGTGATCTTTGCTGCAAATTAATGATTTGGAACATAGCAGATAATTCTAAACTTCATGCTTCCTATTTATCTGTAAGTTCTCATTTCCCCACTGAAGTTGGTTATCATGGTCCTTTTGCAACTTGGTTAACCTACCTGAAGGAGAACGGAGGGTTAAGTGGAGGTCTTGTTAGTGGAGCTTTCCCTAACGATAAGGACGTATATGCAAGCTCCTATGCTCTTTTAGACTTTGCAGGATCTGGCCCAACATCAATTCCAATTTATGCATCATCTTTTGCTAATCAAGGTCCTTTTAGATTATTCTTCTCCACTGATCCTTTAGCTAGTATGCTCGGAGTTGCCTCTACAACTATAACAAATAATTTAGGAGGTTATTATTTTAGTGCTGGGTGGATACCTCAAATATTTGCTCAGGGATATTGTCCTCCGGGTTACTTATCGGCTACATCGGCAGTGTCATCATTACATAGATCTGTTGTTCGATACAGGGCTTACACTAATCCTTTTACTGATGAATGGTCTACTTCAGGTATTTTTAGGCCAGCACCGTATAATGAGGTTATGTATAATACTAATAACGCTTCTAACTATCTAACAACAATAGGAGCAGGGATGACTCATGATGCATACTCAACTAGAGTGTTCCTTGATGAGTCTGCCTCTAATACTTTTGCAAATGCAAAACATTGTGCAACGGGTAAATCAGGTGCTCCAAAAATTGTATCTATCTATTATCCATATATAACAGCGTTTGGAGATTCAAATACCATAAACAAGGTGGTAGCAACTGGGTTAACTAACCTCAACTCTTTTGATCTAACAAGAGATAACTAACATGGCTCAACTAAATATCAATTTTTTTAATCCTCAGAATCCTTACAGATTTGCAGACCCTGTCCGTAAGTACAAGGAAAATGATCCTTACCATTACACTGTTGATAATATTCCAATTAAACAATTAGAAGAAAACATCTTATGGATTAAGGATGTTCTGGAAAATGCAACAGTTGATATAGAGGATGGTAAGGATGGAGTTTATAGAGAAAACTTCATGGAGCTAAAGCCTTATCTAAAAAATGAGGGTCCTCAAAATGCTGTCTATGTTAATCCCGGAAGATTTACTGCAAGAGTAAATGATGCTTATAACTTAACTCCTTTACAAGTTATTTCAAGAGTTTTAGGAGAAAATGTCGCAGAATTTAATGAATGGGATGTTGCTAGTAGGACTAACCCAGTTTTATCTGGGACGATAGAAAAATTTAAATCTGCTCTATCTCAAAATGCTTTAGGGATGAATGGTTTAGCAGAAAGAAGTTTTGTAAGTCCATTTACTTCCTCTACCGATTATATTTTTAATTACTCACCAATTGAAGGTGATGTCACACCGTTTAATTATACTCAATTTAATTTAACTTTAGGACAAGAGTATCCAAACTTTTTTACTTTTTTGTGGGGCACTACAGGGTCACTGAGTAGATCCTCTATAACTGCAAGATCTACTTCTTGGAACGGAGAAGGAGAGCCTCTTGAAGGTTCCCAAAACTCAGTTCATTCTATATCTCAAAATGCAAGAAATTTGTTTTTCTCTGATGTAGAGTTTGTAAGAAGATGGAGAGGGGTAGCTAGAACTTCTATTGTTGACGTACCTTATACGTTAAGTGCAACAGTTCAAAATTTTGAAAATGATGATTTTTCTTACTTAGATGAAAACGGAGAAATTAATAATTCTTTATCAAGTTTAGTAAACTCAAGAATAGATTTATTATTTATATACTCTAAACCTATAGATCAAACTGAAACTTATATATCAGAATTTGAAAGAACCGATCCAGTGTCTTCCTTTGGTAACTCCCCTGACGAGGAGTCTCCTAGAAGATTGATAAGGGCTGAACTTGGTATTGTTAGAGGAGCCGGAGTTCAAATGGACTTTGGAGCAGAATCTAAATGGTTTTTTGCAAATGCAAACGGTTCTTTAGGATCTCCACAAATACTAGCTCATGCTGCTGATCAAGCAAATACTGGCTTGGGCTTTGCTAGTCTGAATGTACATGGTTCATTTCCATCACCTGATGATTTAATGAATTTATCTCCTATGCTAGCTGAATGGTTACCTAAGAAACACATAGCATTGGTTGGTCAAACTATTCTTCCTTTAGCTTACATAGTTGTAAAGAAAAGCGCAGTTACAAATGGAATAACTGTTTTAGAAGATTCTGACGTAATTGATATTAGACCTTTCTTTAGAACGGCTGAACTAACTTACAACGAAAGGGCAGGATTAGCAGCGGCACTTCCTTCTGTATCATTAGCAAATCCAGTTGCTACAGAATCTTATGTAGATACTGAAGTTAAGAAAGTCTATGATGCAATTCCAGCACTTCCCCCAGTTCCATTATTTAGAGATCAATTTAATGTTATAGATGCAAGCTTAGATACTAGGCATTTAATAAGAATAAGTAGTAATTGTCTCAATAATTGGCCCGGAGCATTCGGAGGACACTATTATGGTCGTTGGCCTTTAAGTGCCATGCCTTACGTTCCCTCCATAGATTCAGGTGCAGTAGTATTTCCTCAATTTTCAAGTTTGCCAATAATAGCAAACGGTGGTATGGATTTAATTTCAAGAGATCTTGATTTCTGGAAAACAAATCCAACAGGGGATTACGCTTTAAGAGATGGAGTATATAAACTACCAGATGCATCATACAACTACAAAAGATATGGAAGTGATAATGTAGCATTCTTTGTTTTCACTGTTAAAGATATTCCTGCATTATATGGACCTCAACCAGACGGATCTGAGTGGGATATAACGATAGACTGTTTAACTCCAACAAAAGTTACCCACTTTGCCCCAGTTGCAAAAAATTTATCTGGTGGCCCTATGTATGAATTTTTTAGAGCTGAAAGTGATACCCTTGATTTATGGCAAAGTGGAATAACTTTAGCAGGTTCTTTAGAGAGAAGCCCTATACTAAGACACAAGGACTTTGCTTATAACACAGCAGAATGGTATTTTTATAATAATCCCGGTGGAACAAATCCAACACATTTAACTGGTGGAAGTAATGGTGAGACACCTCAAGTTTATACAGAAAATAGATCACAACATGGAACCCTTCTTCCCGGCTTTATAAACAACATAGAAAGACCCGGGTTTAACGGACAAGGATTATTTTCAGACTATGATTTCTTAGCCGTGGCAGCAAGACAAAACTTTAACAGACCTCCTGTGTTAACAAGGGATAACGTTACACAGTGGCCTAGCTGGAGAAGAAGATCTACCTTACTACATCACATGGATCCAAGAGGAGACGTAATTAGAAACAGCGTTGGAGTATCTTTAAGACAATTATACAAAGCTCCAGCAGCCTTTTATGGAAATAGATCAGTTGATTTAAAATTTGTTGTAATGGTTAGTAACAGAATTAGTATCAAACAGTTTAGATTTACTCTAACAAACATGCGAGTTACATAATGACTGGGGGTCCTCCTGTATTTAATTGTGGAGAGTATAAACCTTTAAGGTTTAATCCAATTCGTCCTCCAATTATTCAGGAACCCAATATATTTATTCCAGTAAGTTTGAATCCAAGACCACCAAGAAGAACTGATCCAGTAGAGAATTATGTTTGTATTTGTAGAAGTACTGTAACTACTTTAGGTGGCTGTTCTGATGAATCATCTAGAGAATGTGTGAAGATTTCTGAGGCTGGTGGATTTCCTCAATCTGAAGTTCAATATTCCTCAAGAGAACAATGCGAGGCAGACGCATATAGTAAAAGACCTTGTGCATTATCATTATTTCAATGCACTAGGACTCAGGAGCCTTGCCCACCTCCCCAATACGGGACAATCTCAAGAGGCTTTTGTGGAGAGTTACCCCCGGTAGCCTTTAGACCCGCTGCATTACCCATCGACATTTATGATACTTTAGGGAATTGTATTTTAAACTGTAGGACTATTAGAGATTGTGTATCAATTCCTACTACTGGGGATGGGCAAGTAACTCCCGCTATTCCGGGAGGACCACCCACGGGATATAAGTGTGTAACCACATTTAGCCAGTGCCAGAACTCAGGATTGCGAAGAAACATCCGAGAGTGTGTAGAGTGCGTAATAAAGCCTGAGGATCCAAATTGTATAAATCAAACTTTAAGCGAATGTGAAACCGCTTGTGTAAGTGATGAATGTAAGTATGAATGTGTTCCTTATCAAATAGAATGCCCAGATAATACTTATGCCACAGGAACTAGATGTGCTCCTTGTATATATAACCCATTAGATCAATCTACAGAAAATTGTAATTTACCTGACGAATCCTCCTGTAGTGAATGTGTACCTCCTATATGTCCACCTGTAATTGCAGGAAGAACTAGAATCCCAGTAATACCAATAATTAGAGATCCGGGAGTTCTCCTAGGAGACCAATGGAGGTGCGCTCCGGGACCAGCCTGCATAAGATGTACTACTCAAGAGATCCTAGCAGGCTATTGTCCATATACAACAGAAGCAAGGTGTATAGCCGATTGTGGCGTTATTAATACAGGTGGAATTTATAACGATCCTGTAAGGTATAAATGTGTAAACTCCACATGCACGCTTTGTGCGGCTACAGAAGCAGCGACAAATCCTAATTTGTGTAGATATAGCAACCCAAACTGTAATGGAGAATGTGTTCCACCCCCAGTATTTATAACTTACAAGGGAATTATTGAAAATGGAGTTAGGCAATGTGTCCAATGCAACTCAACTACTACAAACCCTAATACCTGCCCTTACCCAACTTTAAGAGACTGTGCATTAGCTTGGTTATATAACCCTAGTACTTTTGATGCAGAAACAACTTTTAAGGCATCTATACAAATAACACAAAACAATAATATAAATATTATTAATCTAGGGTTAAATGATTCAAACGTAATTGAAGAAAAGAGTTTTTCTGAGGAAAACAAAGACACTAATATTTATGATCCTATTTACAATTTCTTTAATTACACTTCAAATGAAACAACAAGATATGTTACAAATATTTATTACTTAAATATATTTAATGATTTTGTAGCAGAAGAAGTTTATGCGTTCTTAGATAAAAATTTTAAACAACAACCTTTCTGGAACGAGAAACTTTTTAGTAATCTTACTTTAGCAAAAATATCAATTAGTTTAAGAAAAGAATTAATAGACTCTTTTAGTAATATAAGAAGTGTTGACGGTACTTTAGTTGATCCGATAAATTTTTATCAAATGATTAGAAAACTGTTAATAACAAATAAACTAAATGAATTTGATCCTTCTTTTTATATAAATTTATATGAACAACAAAAAGATGAATTAATAAATCAGTATCAGTTTTCAGAGTCATCTGAAATTTTAGAGAGAGCAAGTTTAGGAATACTAAAAACTGGGTCTTTAATCTCGGACCCATCACAATATAAGGATCTAGATAAGTTTAAAATTTTAAGACAAAAGAGATTAAACACTGACATCAACACCCGTGTAAATGTAACTGATATAAATAATCAAGATTATTCAGTCTCATTGGCAGATGATGGTTTACAGGTAACAGATCAAGATGCCTCTAGTTTAGTTTCTGTCCCTCTAGGAACTGGAGAGGGATATTTTATTAATGTTACTACAGACGAGGAAATTAAACTTCCTCTTATAACAGAAGAGTATAGATCTTATTTTGCTCCAACAAATATTAGATATGCCGCCTTAAAAGCTTTCCAACAAAACCCAGATATAAATTTATATGTTTCATCTTTATCTGGGCAGCATGAATTAATTGAATCTTATGAGTTATCAACAGTGTTAACTCCAATGTATTTTGCACTGAATTTATCGAAAATTGAAGATCAAGAAAAAATTAATCCACTTGTGGATAATATAAAAGCTGAATTTAATTTATTAACTAATAATCAAGAGATACAGGATCACGTTTACAACTACGGTTATTCAGTAATTAGAATTAATTTAGATTACAGAGATCCTTTAATTCATTATGCCAAAGACACTAGCTGCTTAAGTTTAGAACAGAATGATATTACTTTTAGATTTTTTGATTTAGTAAAAAGTGGAACATTAAATTCTAATTCAATTCTTACTAGAAACTTACCATTTGGAATTGTTTTAGTTCCGGGCTGTGGATCTCAACATAATCCTTTTGCCGGAGGATCAGAGATAGTGGATAGGTTTAATGGAAAAGTTATAAGAAAAATAACTTTAACAACCTTGTATGATCCTTCTTCTAAAAATATAATAAATGAGCCTAAAGTCTTAAGTTCTATAGAAACCGAACCGATTGAATCAAACCTACCAGAGCAAAATTATAATTATGCCAATAGGTTCTACTATGTCTACTCTACAGAAAAATATAAAGACACTTATTTTTACAATGGAATTTACAAATCAACGGAACCTCAAGAACTTTCTAAGGATAAACCAGTAACTTCATTCATGGTAAATGAAGTTATCGATAAGTTAATACAAGGGTATTCTCCCAAAGAATTAAAATGGTTTGATGTTTATTCAAGATTAACTGCAAATCAAATGGGAGACTTAGAATATAATAATTCTTATGAATTAGAAAAATCTTTAGAAGAAGGAGAGCGTGGAGTTTTAATTAAACCAGTATTAAGAACTGACAAAGAAGTTAAAACTTATATTGATCCTTTAATTATACCTGAAGTAGACGTACCTAATCCTATAATAACTAAGGAGAATAGATTTAATGCCATCTAATGTATTGACAGAAAAAATACCAGTAACTTCCGATTCTGCGATACCTCCTTTATTACCTGTAGTACCAGATTTAATAAAGCCTAATTACATTTTTCCGGCTTACTCATTTCCGGTTAGAAATGTTTTTTTAGGAGTGCAAAAATTTAGACCTGTTATGGAGGGAGATTTTTATTTAACTCACGTTGTTGGATCTACAAGAAATCCGATAACCCATGCAGACTCTAAAGCTAAAGCAATTACTGCAAGAACTTTTAAAGTTTTTATTGGGCCTCAAAAACTTTGTTTAATAAGTGATACTGATGCTATTCTTGGAGAAAGTGGATGTCTGTTTCCGGCTCCGGGACAACTTAAACCTGTACCAATACCAACTCATAGGGTATTTGTAGGTCCAAATTAAATATTTATTAAATTTTTATATCTATTTTTCAAGTTCTGTTATAAATAGTTTATAGGACATAGTTTATTAATTGGTGATATTATGGCAAAACGTTTAGATGACACTCAAGGTTTTATTAATACTGTTTTAAGCGAAGCTAATTGGACTCAAGCTAATATTAAGCTTAAGTTAAATGAAGAAGAGGATAAAACAGAAGAAGGTGAGGACGAGGAAGAGGAAGGTGATGACGATGAGGAAGTAAACGATTCCACCGACTACACCTTATCCTATGCCAATTGCCCACTCTGCGAGTCAGAGTTAGAAGATGATGACGCAATCTTTGAGAACATTGATTCTCATTTCGTCAATCTTCTCGATCTCGTTGAGCAAGTAGAGACAATAGCTGAAAGTGATGATTATGACGGCAATGAAATAATCATTGAGTCAAATGACATTCATAATTGCCCACTTTGCGAATCAGAGATTGAGGATGATTCTGTAGTCATCGACAACATGAATGAGCATTTTGATGTGGTTTTAGAGATGCTTGATGAGCTTGTTGAGGCCAAAACTCCCGAAGAGAAGGCAGCTAAGGCTAGAGTTATGAGAGCCCAAGATGATCAATTCACGGCTCATACAGACACTGCCATATATGGAAAGAAGAGCCCACAAGCTAAGAAGACTAGAGGCGAGGCCGCAAAGTCATTAAAAGCAGCCATGGGTGATATTCGTAAGTATCGTAATCAAAAGTGATTATTTAGAAAATAATCTCTATGTCCAATTACCCTAAGGATTCTGTAATTGATATCGCTATGGGCATCATGTCTAACATGAATGCCCGTAAAGATTTAATAGAGACAGAAGCTCCTCCTAGAAGACAAATCTCTGAAGAAAAAAGTATATCCAATTTTGTCCCAGATATTGCCGATGTAAAGGTAGGCGAAGATTATATCACAAGTATCTTAGAAGGTAGTATGGGAGTAACGGTAGACAATACAAGAAAAAAACCTATTAAAGAAATAAAAAAACAATCGCAAACAAACTTAACAGAAGAAAGAGTAAATGATTTAATATTTAGATTGTCCTCTTTATTGAATGAAGCAAGACAAATGATTGATGAAATGACCACCGTGGGGATGATTGGTGGTCCTCGCTTAGGGCGTAAATTAAATAAAAATAAGAAGAAATAAAATGGATTTATTATTTTTAATTAATGAAGCAAACTTTGAGATTGGGAAGGGGTCTTCCGCAGGTAGATCAAAAATGCTTTCCGCTGAAAAAACCCGACATGATAATCCAAAAAAATCTAGAGTAAAAATATACAATAGCATTACTGATGCTTTAAAAAGAGGTTATGTATCTCAAATTTTTAGCACCAAAAACTCTGATAGGCTTTACGTCATAACAAAAAGAAAATGGGGTAAGGATGATGAGCAAGAAGTTTCTGGAAGAGTTGCTAAAGGATTTTCTCCCCAAACTATACCTTCCGACTTTAGCGACGTAAAGAAATATGCAGCTAGAACAGCCGTTAGACATGGGAAGTCTGCCAACCCAGAGTATAGAAAAGAATTTAAATCCAAGAGAAAGGACTGATCAATATGTTATTAACTGATATTAGAATTTTAGATAGTTTACAAGTTGTAAACGAATCTGCAGGTCCCGGAAAGCCCATGAAGGTTCGTGGCATTTTCCAAAGAGCCGACGAAGCTAATAACAATGGTCGTATCTATCCTCAAAAAGTATTAGAGAGTGCTATTAACAATCTCATAGAGGCTGTTCAAGAGCGTCGTTGCGTTGGTGAGTTAGATCATCCTACTTACGATATGGTAAAGCTTTCAAACGCTTCACACATTATAACCAGCCTACGTTTTGAAGGCAAGGATGTTATAGGGGAAGCTGAAATACTTTCTACTCCAGCCGGAAAGGTTGTTGAGGCACTTATTAGAGACGGCATCAAGATTGGTATTTCTAGCCGTGGCATGGGAACTTTAAGCGAAGGTAAAGGACATAAGATTGTTAATGAAGATTTCAAACTCTTAACATTTGATATTGTCGCTGATCCCTCCACCCGTGGTGCATTCCCTTCTTTAGCTGAGAGCAAAAATCATCAATCACAACTTGTTGAGAATACAATAAAAAAGGTTGTCGGTAAAAATGTTTTCTTATCAATGCTAGAAGCCAAGATTGATAACAAACTTGATGAGCTTCGCGTTGATGAAGCAAAGGATAAGAGAGCCGGAGATCCTTGCTGGAAGAACTACAAGCAAGTTGGGATGAAGATGAAGGGTGGCCGCAAAGTCCCTAATTGTGTTCCTGCTAATGAATCAACAGTAGAAGAGGCTAACCTTTTAGACAAAGATTTGTCTCCAGAGGAAAAAGCAAAAGCAAGAACTAAAAGAGCTAGGAGTAATCCTGTCTATGCTTACTACTCAGATGCTGAAGTTAATAACTGGAGGGCTACGGACCATTATGACAGGAATCAAGCCATGAGATATAATAAAAAGAAGGGAAGAATGTCTCCTAAACAAATTAAGAAAGATTATGGTAATGCTTACACAACCCGTGGAACCCCTACTAATAAAAAAGATAAAACTTCTAAGAGGGAAGACTCTGGCAACATATACGAAAAATATGGTAATCATTTTTTAAACGAAATGATTAGAAGAAATAAATAAAGGATTTAGTTATGGCAAAAAGAAATACAATGGAAGAGATAGCAAAGTTACTACCAGACAACTTAGATGAGTCTGTAGCTAATGAAATTGCTTCTCTTGTTAGTGAGAAGATAACTGAGGAGGTTCAAAAAGTAAAAGCTGACCTCACAGTTAAAACAACTTCATTTATTCGTGGTCAAATAGAAAAATTAAAAGAGCACGCTCTCAAAGAACTTGAGATGGACAATGAAACTGTCAGAAATGCTGCTATGTATGATCACTTAAAAGCAATCATGGCTATTGAAGTTGGCCCTGAGGATGAAGTTAATGCTGTTAATTTAATGGCATTAGAGCAAACAAACTTAGAAAAGAACGTTGATATTCTCAAAGAGGAAATGTCTAGAGTACTGGAAGAGAATAACAAGTTTAAAAATGTTATCAAGATTCAAAAGGACAAAATTGGTCTTCTTGAATCAAGAGTTTCTAACTTACAAATTGGTATCAGAGAACATAAAGAAAGAACCAAGATGGAAGTTAGTGGTGATGCAGTAGTTGTTTCTGAAGAAAATTTTAAGAAGAGAGAACCAATTACTGAATCAAAAATTCATAAGACTTCAGGAGTCTACAACCCCTTTTTAAATGAAGAGACCCTGAACCTTATGATGAAAGATTGATATTTAGGAGAGTTTTAAAATGAAAAAAATTGATAGTAATGTCGTACAGAAGTGGTCAAAGGCCCTAGACGGTATCAAAACCGATTATATGGCCGAAGTAACCGCTCAACTTTTAGAGAACCAAGCCAAGGCAGTTCTGACCGAGGCTAGCAAACTGACCGAGGAGCAGCTTACTCCCGGAGCTACAACTGTTGGCAAGTTAGGCACCTTCCAAAAGTTTGCCTTCCCAATCGTTCGTAGAGTATTCCCAGAACTGATCTTCAACATGATCGGATCAACCCAACCAATGGAAGGGCCTGTCAGCCAAATCTTCTATCTAGGCAACAGCCGTGGTGGAGATATCAATGGTGATGGCACCTATGGACAACAAAGCGTTTACTCTAAGTATCAAATGACATACTTAGGTAGAGCAGCTAGAGGAATCGGATCAACTTCAGCCGCTGGAGCTTGGAACGATCCTGCTACCTCAACCTTTGGTTCAGGTCTAGATGCAGCTAACGCATTTGATGCTGGTGGTTACGAGCTATCTAACATCATTAGCTCAACTTACGGTGGACCAACCACAACATACGGTGGTAAAATTGCTTCATTCCCAGATAGCGGAACAATCGATGGATGGTTCGTATCTGCTGGTGAGCAACTAAGAACATCCGCCATTCCAGAGGTTAGCTTCCACATTCAAAGCCAAGCTGTAGTTGCCAAGACTCGTAAGATGAGAGCCCTGTGGACCATTGAGGCTTCACAAGATCTCAAGGCTTACCACAATCTTGATCTAGAGCGTGAGCTAACTGACCTCCTCAGCAAGGAAATCTCACTTGAGATCGACCGTGAACTGATCGAGGAAATCCGTGGAATCGCTTACGGATTTGTTGGTAATCAAGCAGCTTACGGATGGGATCAAAGAAGACTTGATAACCGTGGAGCCAATCAATTCGGAGATACCTACGGCAAGTCACCAAATGGTGGAACTAGCTTTGAGCCTTGCGCTTTTGAGTATGATTTCCATAATTCAAACGCAGGAAATAGAATTGCTATCCCAACAAATGATACACAAAGATCAAACGTTTTCGCTCTTGATCTAACCAATCCTCTGTATGGCTTTGGTAGCAATATAAGCTTTGCCCCACAACACGTTGGGCATGTTTACAGCAACCTGCTCGCTTTGATTAACCATGCTTCACAGGACATTTACAAGACCACAATGCGTGGTCCCGGTACAGTCCTAATCACCTCACCATTGGTCGCTTCACTCCTAGAGTCAGCCGCCAAACTTGAGGGTGGTCTTCCTGAGAAGGACGGCCCAACCAACATGGGTAACAGAATTGAGTACCGTGGTAAGTTTGCTGGCAAGTACACCCTAATCGTCGATCCTCTCTTCCCAGAAGACGAGATCATCGTCGGTTACAACGGAACCAACCCAATGGATGCTGGTTTCGTATACTGCCCATACATCCCACTCATGCCAATCCAAACCATAACTGATCCTGAGACCTTCCAACCAAGAAAGGGTATCATGACCCGTTATGCCAAGGCAGCAGTTGCCCCAGCTAGCAGATTCTACAGAGTCATCAGACTCATCGGAGGAGGCAAGAATTACCTCACTCCAAATATCGCTCGCGTTAATGGAACCGCTTACTGAAAAGTAAGTGATTAATTAAAAGCGGGGCTTAAAGCCCCGCTTTTTTATTTTATAGACCCTAGATAAGATAGAGGTATTTTATGTTTAAATATAGGAATACGGGTAAGTATACTTTTTTAATAGAGGTTAATGATAAATTAATATCAGTAAAGCCTCATCAAGAGTTTTTGAGTGACAAATTATTGGATCATCCATGGTTACTTGAATTAAACACTCGTCCTCAAGAAGAGAAAAAGGAAATAAAAAAAATAGTAAAGCCTGTAGTTAAAAAAGAAGTAGACGAAATTAAGTTAGATTTAAAACCTGAGTTATCACATGATAGCAAAGCCTAATGTTACTGCTTACGGATCTTCCTACGGAAAATACAAGGGAAACAACGTAGATCTTTATTCTAATTCTTCAGACATAGATGTCGAAGAGTTAAATAAAAATTTAATCATTGATAATGTTGAATTTAATAAGTTTGAAAAAACTATTAGAGATTATGTATTTGCTCAGTTAGGGCAACCCGTTGTCAGAGTAGAGTTAACTGAATTACAAGTTAAAATGTGTGTGGACGAAGCAGTCACAAAATTAGATTACCATGCTCCAACGTGGGCGTTGCAGTATGCGGTCTTCGATGCTTCCGCTGGGATTAGCCTGTACGAGCTACCAGCATTCGTTATGAATAATCTTAGTTACGTTGTTTATCAAAAAGATTTACTAGCGTTTCAATTTAGTAAGGGATCTCTTGAATTCGACTTCTTCTTAGGGTTTTGGCAGAACAATAGATTCTTTCAAAACATGAATGTCGGAGATTATCTTCTTGTACAACAGTACATGGAAATGATTCGTAAAGTTCTTTCCAGAGATGGTGGCTTTGATGTTATCAATGGAAAATATTTACAACTATATCCAGAACCACCTACAACACCTTGCCCTGTCATTCTAGAATATAGAGCTTTAGATTCTGATACCATATTGCCTGCATTTAGGAATTGGGTTCAAAGATATGCTCTTGCATGTGCTAAAGCAATTTTAGGTAGAATTAGAGGTAAATATCAATCTATTCCCGGTCCCGGTAAAGGAGCTACCCTAGATGGTAAAGATTTACTAGAGGAGTCTGCAAAAGAAAAAGAAGCTTTATCTAAAGAATTATTAATGGAGATAGAAGAACCACCATTCTTCTCTGTTTACTAATGGACGAAAAGTTTATTGTTAAGAAGCCACCTAGTAAATCTCCCATAACTCAGGTGGATGATTCTGATAGTATACTTAATTTCTTTGATCAATCAAACCCCGACATAGACTTTTTTAATCTGGTTGATGATGAAACTATAAGAATATCTGGATCAAAGATTGCTCTTTATAAGTATTATCCTTCCCAAGAGTTCGATGATGTTTACATGGAGTCTAGATCAAAAGCTATTTCAAAAGATCCAATAATATTATTTGCTCACTACGAGCCAAAAGCCATAGAACAAAGTCTTAGTCAATTCGGTTTAGAAGTTGATAATGATCAAGTTTTTACTTTTAATAAATTATATGTAGAAAGAAAGATAGGAAGACCAATAATTGTAGGAGATATTATTGCTCCTATGTTCCAAAATATAAAGTATAAAGTATATCAAGTATCTGAAGATTCCTATGAGGTTTATGGTGTGTATCATTTAATGTGTTATTGCAACCTCCTTAGAGATACTGAGGCTATTCAAAATCAACCAATTATGGATAGGCCAAATAATTTAGGAAAAGATATTAATATATGAAAACTACATTTGCCAGAAATAGAATTGCTAAAGATATATTTTATAAAATGTCTTCGGAGCCTACGAGACATGTAAGTTATATTCATAAAGAGTGTCTTAGATTTTTATTAAACACATTCGGTAACTTAGCATACTATGATGGCAATAATAACAAAACTGAAATAAGGTGTTATCACGCAAACCCAGAAAGAGCTATAGGCATAATATTTAAAGATTCGACAATAGTTCTTCCTGTGTTATCAATTTCTGAATCTTCTACAGATACCTTTACCCAAGGAAAAAGATACGAGCCAGTTTTGATAGATCAGAGTTATTGGTTAGATAAAGCTCAGAGAGCTTTTAGAATTGTTAGTTTACCTCCTAAGCCTATTGAAATATCTTATGGATTAAATATTTGGTCATTTTATAAAAATGATATGGATCAAATTAGGGAAATGATTTTCTCTATGTTTAACCCAGACTTAAATATATCAACTTCTCAAGGGTTTACATGTAAAGTTTATATTGATTCAGAGTCGGATGCTTCAGAGACTAAGGTACAAGATCAAGAAGATAGATTACTTCAAAAAACAATTGGATTAAGTTTAGAAACTTTTGTTCCGTCCCCAAGATTTCTTTACACATCTACAGGTAAAATAGAAAAACTTAAATTTGAATTTGATATACAATCAGGAAAATTAACTGATGAGTCTGCTACCGAATTAAGTCAATTTTTAAATGCAGACTTAATAGAAACGGGCACAGGAACAGGGGCTGGGTATGTCCCAGAGCATATTCATCGTTATGTAACTCCAGAAGAGCTACAATCAATGACTTGGCTTACTAATTAAAATATAATTTTTTTAATAAAAATTATGATCATTGTGCATACATATATTTAGGAGTTTCTTATGAAGATCATTAAGAACGAAACCACTCAAGGTTTTGAAATTTATCTAAATACGAGCCAAGGAATTAAGTCTGTTTGGCTTAGTCCAAAGCAAAAATTAGTAGTTGAGGAGTCTGCAATCACTACTCAACTTTTAACATTAAATAAAAGAAAGATTGTAAGAATCTCCAACGCATAAGGTGCTTAAATGGTAGGACAATTAAACAGCCCCGGTATTTTAGTCAGAGAAGTTGATAACACAGCTTTCGCCCCTTCACTTGATTCATCAATTGTAGGCATAGTTGGATTCGCAACAAAAGGACCATTAGATAAGCCAACACTTATTACTAATGCAGAGCAATTAATAAAAGTTTTCGGAGAGCCAAGTGAGATGCTTCCCGGACAAGGACTAATAGGTGCTCTAGAAATTTTAGAAGCAACCAATAGAATATATTTTTCAAGATGCGCTAGCGCAGCTTCTGAAGCTTCAGCAGCAGTTGTTATGGGAGCCTGCCCAGCAGTTGCCGTTCATTTTAGTGCTTTAAGCAGTGTGACTGGAACTAACGGATATGCTACATCTGCAGTGTGGTTAAGAGTTGGAGTAAGCTCCAACAACTCAACACTAGTGGCTACTCAAATAGTAAAAGTTAATCTAACAGATACAACCTTCGTAAACAATTTTACAAGAGATATAGGAAAAGGTTCCTCTGAACAAGATTTCTTCTCAGCAGATTTCGATCCACTTAATCCAGATATAGCTTACGTTTATGCTCGCATTCCCGGAAAAACAGCAAGAATAAGTGTAAGCGCAACAAGTGCCACTTCATCAACTGGTCCAGTTACTTGTGTTTCAATCGTTGATCCATCAGGTTTAGCTGGTACAGTAAGTTCAAACGCAGTTGCATCAGGTATAACTTTTGCTAAAGAAGACTTTAATTTTGGAGTAAGTTCTCTTTATGCAGGAGCAGGATACAACCTTGGTGTGTCTGTAAAAACTGGCGAAGTTACTGGAGTAAGTGTAGAAATTGAAAACGTAGCTGGCCCCTACTTCAAGTTGCAAGTTAATGATAAGGGATATGCAAACGAAACATTTAGACTAAGCTTAATTGGTGATAATACATTTATCAATCAAGTAATCAGAACTAGTGAAACTCAAACTCCACTATTCTCAGATTTCATCAAGGGAGACTTTACAGGGGATGCTGGTCCAGACACCGGAAATCCTCTGACTTCTCCTGCACAAAGAATGACCGACCTTTTCGGGTCCTCTGTTTCCGCTAATCTTGGCTTTGAGTATGGTGGAAACACTGTTGCAGATGGCGCAGATCCAAGATTCATCAAACCACTCAATGGAACTTACGGATTAGAAGATGGTGATAACGGTAACTTTGATAATGTTGGATCTCAAGGTGCAAGCCCCGGAGAGGTCGAAGAAGGAGCAACAGACACTCTGAACGCTACTATCATAGGAACCGCAGCAAATAAAACCGGAATTTATGCTCTAGATGATGATAACTTAAACATCTCTATGGCTGTAGTCCCCGGCTTTACAAATCAAGACGTTCAAAATGCCTTGATTACATTAGCTGAGTCCTCACAAAACTTCATAGCTGCTGTTGCTCCTCCTTATGGGTTGAACAGCACTCAAGCAGCAGTTAATTGGATGAACGGTAGAAATATAAGAACGGCAGCAATTAACAACTCATTTGCAGCAGTTTACTGGCCTTGGGTACAGGTCTACAGTGTATTTGATGAGAAAGACTTATGGCTGGATCCAGCCATCTATGCTATCCGTCAAATGGCATTCACTGACGCTGTTTCAGAACCTTGGTTTGCCCCCGCAGGCTTCACTAGAGGTAGAGTTACCAAGCCAGTAGATACCGAAATCCTGTTGAGCACCGGAGACAGAGATACCTTATATGAGAATAACGTTAACCCAGTTGTTAAGTTCTTCCCAGAAGGCATCACAATTTTCGGACAAAAGACAGCTAAGAGAATCCCATCAGCCACTGACAGAATCAATGTTAGAAGAATGATGATTTTCTTAAGAAAGACTTTACTAGCTTCAAGCAGAGCTTTCGTGTTTGAGCCAAATGATGATATCACTTGGGAGAGAGTTAGAATCTCCGCAGAACAAATTCTCGGAGATATTCAATCAAGAAGAGGTATTCAAGAGTTCAAGGTAGTTTGCGATAACACCGTAAATACCCCACTGAGAGTATCAAGAAGAGAGTTATGGTGCAAGATTATATTAAGACCCACAGAGACTGCTGAGTATATAATCTTTGAGGTTAACTTAACAAACAATTCCTCACAATTAGGAGCATAATAGATTATGGCAGATATATTACAACGTAATAGGCAAGTTATAAGAGGCAGCTCAAACTTACCTTTTCTTTCAACTGCACTTGATTCAGTAAGACCTTATCAGTTTGAGGTACAATTTACTTTCGATGGTCAGTTACAAGGACCCAATTCAACAGCCACTGACGCTATCACCAATCTAACAATTGGAGCAAAACAAATTCAGGCAGGTGGCTTAAAAGTTGGTGAGGTTATGGCACATAGGCTTAACGATGTTTACTACTATCCCGGAAAGCCAGAGTATGATACTCTACAAATAACCTTTGATAACATCCTATTAACTGAGACTGGACAAACTCTATACAAGTGGTTCCAAACCTGCACATTTGATCCATTAGATGGAACTCAAGCAAAAGCCGCAGGATTTACAACTGGTGGAAGATTCAAGGCTCCTTTAGTTAGAGTAATCGAATATAATGGTAGATTAGATCCAGTAGCTTATGTTGATTACCGTGGTGTATTTCCAACAAGTCTTAGCTTTGGAGAGAGAAACTATGCAACTACTACAGAGTTTCATACACTAAGCGTTACTTTTAGATATGATATTATTGATACTTGGAAAGATACTTAATAGTTTTTGATACTTTAAAATTTACAAAAAGCCTATCTATTAATAGATAGGCTTTTTTAATTTCTATAATAATCTATGAGCTACTTTTTAGAGATACTAAATAGTTTTTCCAAAAGAACTGGACGTTCGTTAAGTATTCTGGAAAGAAGTGATTCTAAGGTTAACACAGGACCTGTAGTCTTCTCCAATAACCCGGATGCTGGATGGGCTACAAATGTTAGAGATGGAAGAGAAGATTTAATTAGTTTAGGCTTTAGTGATCAGGATATTGCTGCAATAGAGGCAAAAGCTGGTCCAAACAAATCCGGTGCTGTAGCAATAACACCTCAAGGAAAAAGCAGCCCTGTAATTTATGCATGGAGGATGGAAGGACAGGGACAGACCACATCGCAGCAACCTCAATCGGTACCCTTAGCACAGCCCACTCAAGGATCTCAAGCTTCTACAGCGAAGCCTCAAATGAATGCTCTGGTTGCAGAACTTCTTCCAATAGCTCAAAGTGTTTGGGATCAACAATTTCTAACTAATATTTCTACTAAAATTAAACCAAAAGACTGGAGATACCCAATAGTTTCTTCATTTTTAAAATATGCTTTAGGTTATAAAGCTTCATCACCAGAAGATATTAAAAAAATGGAATTGGAGGAAGATCGTTTGGAAGGTTTATTAAAGCCAGAAGATCTTGCTCAGGAAGATAAACAAAAAGTTTTTGGAAACTTTGTAGACAAGAACCTTACTTTTTTCGGAAGATTAGCAAGGTTGAGCGTGTTCTCTGTTAAGGAAGGGGAAATAGAACTACAGACTACAGAAGAGGAAACTGAAATTTCTAAAGAAGCTTTGGAAGGTGTGGCTAAGACTTGGAAAAGTATTTTTGATTTCTTATCAGATTACCAAGGAAGAGAAATATCAGACTTAAAACAAGATAAAGAATATCGTGCAAGGGCCGAATATCTTTTAAGTAGAATAAAACTTCTTAATCCAGAAAGCAAAACAAAAGGAGAGTTTACAAAAAAGTACGTTATTTATTCTGACGATTTACAATGGGCAGGGGTAGGGATCGATAGTGCTACAGTACATGCTTTGATGGGAATATTAAAGAGTAGATTATCTCCAGCTAGAGCTTCTCTCCAAAATCCAGAAGGTAAAGTAAATTTTGATGAAGCAGACGTAGCAGAAGAAAGTGCAGCTACAAAACAATTTGGAGAAAACTTTGAAAAGTTTGTAGAGGGTTACTGTGCTTTGTCTATAGTTAGTCCTGAGTTAGCTGGAGATGTAGCAACTGACGTAGGAGAACTTCTAGAAACTTTTAAAAGAAAATGTTCTTCTTTAATTAAAATGTTATCTGTTGAAGATATAGTTGGTGAGTCTAATGAGCTATTGGCAGCATTAAAATTGGCCGAAGATGTTAAATTAAAATTAGGTACAGAAGAAGATCAAGTTCAAGCTTTTGCAATACTTGGAGCATTCATGAGGCGTAATCCTGTTTTTAGAAATGCCAAGGGAGTTTTCCGTAAAGGAGGCGAAACCATGGCAGGAAAAAGACAAGACTTTATAACTGTTTATGATTCCAAACAAAAAGCACAGGAAGCGTCAAATTTTTCTTTAGAAACTTATACTGAAATTACAGTTGGTGATTTTAAGAAAAAAAGAAATGAATACAAAGATACCTATAAAACCTTTGATTCATTAGTTGCTGGAAAAGAAGATAATGAAGTTTTGTATTTAATGCAGCCTTCAATAAAAATTAACACAAAATCAGAAGAACAAATAAAATTAGCAAGTCAATCACTAAAGTCTCAACAATATATATTAAATATTTTAAAAGCAAAATATCAAGGAAATAAAGAAGCTTATGAAAGAGAGAGTGCAAAATATTTAGAATATCTAAAAACGTTACCCGGTGCTTCTGGAAAAGTATTACCTAGTTTGGAAGATATAGATGCTTCTAACAAAGTTATGGGTTCTTTATTTAAAGAAGCCTCTGGAGATACAGACTTACAAAGATTACAGGAAGCATCAGAAAGAGTAGCAAGAGATCTAAGAGTTTTAGTAAATATAGATTCTTTTGAAGACGGACAAGCAGTAATTCTAGGTAACGATAAGGAACCTATAAAACAAGATAATTTATCTAAGGTTATAGATCTAGTAACAAAAACTATTAATAAAAGACTTGGAATAAGCATAGGAATAGACATTGAGGACAAATCTTTTGATCGGTCAAAAGAAGTATCAGACTTAGAATTAGAAAAAGTTGTAAGTGAATTGTATGGTAATAAAGCAAAAGAAGTATTTACTGAATTAAATAAGCATATAACAAGAATACAAGAATTAAAAGAACCAAAAGAAAAAAAAGCTGCGCTAAGAGACTTATTAATTTATACTAGAAATGTAACACTAAAACAAGAATGTGACGAGAGAGATGCTGGTGGTAAGCTAACTGAAAAAGCTAAAAAGAGAAGAGAAGAAATAGCTATTGAATTAATAAGCGCAGCACATTCTTCTAAAGAATCTCAATCTGTTCATTCCTTTGATTTAGATGGAAACATGCATGTGTTTTCTCATAATGAACCTTTACGAGTCTTTTTATCAAAATTTTTAAGTGATAGTCCTGACGTTGAGTTTAATGTCAGTAAAAAAGGATATTCTTTATTTATAAGAGAACAAGGAAACGAACTAAACGGTTCTCGATTATCACTTCAATATTCTGAAGGTGGTGGAGGTCTTAGTAGCTATATTAATATAAATGAAAAAACTAAACAATCTTTTTCTAGAAAAGAAGGTAAAGTAAAGTTACCTAGAAAAGGTAAAAATAAATCTTTATCTAAGGAAGCTGTAGAAGAGATGATAGAGTCTTATTTAGAAAAACAAAAAAGATTTTTGATGAAATTAATCGAACCAAAAATCTCTAGTGCTAATTTTAAGTAAGTCTTCTAACTTCATTACAAGTAAACTACTATTGTTAAAACTTATAAAAGGTACATCTTTAGCTGAGTGTTTTAAATATAAGTCTTCAAATATTGCAAGTGTATCTTTTCTGTCTTGCTGAAAAATAACCATCCATTTTTTCGAGATTTTGCTTGCATCTCTCTTGGCTTGCTCGATAAAATCATAGAACTCTGATTTAGTATTAAATAAACTTCCTAACCCTACTTTATTGTAGCCTTTCTTACATTCAATAATATATTGAAACTTTTGAGGAACAATAAGATCTCCGTAAACTTTTAAGTGATCTGGTAGTTTGTGTGTATTTGCAAATGCACCTGACCCGGGCGACCTGTTAAAATCTGTAGTTTCAAATCTTTCGTTAAACAGTGAGCACACTTTTCTTTCAAAAGCGTTGCCTTTTGTACGACTGTTCTTACGTTTTTTCTTCTTCAGAGCGGAAAAATCAAAATTGTCTTCCATAATCTTCTCCAGTGTACTATGATAGTTTACTTAATGAGGTTATATGCAAATTTCAATTAATTTTACAGAAGATGAAGCTCAAGCATTCAAAAATTGGTCTGGTCAAGTTAGACCTATTGAGCTTGATCTAGACACTTTTTACAAACAAATTTTCTTTAATGGAATTGGTGCCATAAATGAGAAGTTAGCTACGATGGCACAGGAGTCTCTTAGTAATCCAGAGGTTAGGCAAAAGCTTAAAGAATCTGGTGTTGACGTAGAGCAACTGGAAAAAGAAATTCTAGAGAGCCAACAATCAAGTCCCCCTGCCGCCACCTGAACATGAATAATTTTAAGTTGACGTTTTTGAATCGTCACGTTCAATTAGAAGATTTAATTGAAAGTTTAAACATTCCGCAAAGACAAGCAACTTTCCTGCTAGTTAATGATTGGTGCGATGTTTGTGGTAAGTTACTGACTAGGCTCAAGTGTAGCAACTCTAGTGAGCTACCTCCAAAAGAGATTTTTGTTCTGGACTCTTGGGATATCCCAGATGGAACTCAGATGCTTAGAGAATCCTTTGGAATAAAAACAAGAATTAATAGAGTTCCGTCTCTTGTAGTTATTAAGGACAATAACGTTTCAGTCATCACTAATAATGATGCTGTTTATAGAGAACTGGGACTCTGATCTCTCTGCCGAGGTCCGTATTTCATTTCAAAATAATCGTTAATTTTCTCAGAATACTTTTTACGTTTAGTAAAAATAAGTTTGAGATTATTAACGATTATTGTCGTAAAGTAATTGAATGCGCTACCTTGAGAGGGTTTAAAGTTTTTGAGCGTCTTTAGAACCAGAACAAAACACTCCTGTTTTGCATCTTCCTTATCGACTTTGAAGTGGAAGCTGTCTATGATATTGGAGATGAGTAGGTCGAATAGATGAAACAACTCTGCCTCGTTCTTGTGGCGACCTCTACAGTGCTCTTTGATTAACTTCTCAAATTTCTTATTATCAATGTAATTAGGCATTACATTAATTATAGATGAACTTTTTAAACGATTTATACAAAACTACTTATGAGGGTTGCACTGGCTGCAAGATCCTCAATAAGAATCTTCCAGTCCATTCTGTCATGGACTACAAGGACTTTAAACAAGCAGACATACTTTTTGTGTCAGATTCTTTTAAGATGGATCAAACGGGAGATGTGCTTCCATTTGATAATGAGGAGTCCGATCTTATCTTAGATGTGCTTAAAGCAAGTGACGCTATCCCTATTATGAATAGGATCCAGTACACTGCTTCTGTTAAGTGCCCTAAGATTAGGCTTGATGATATCTCCAAGGATGACAAAGATATTTGCAGAAAGCATATTTTTGCTACCCTAGAAACCGTCAAACCTAAACTTGTGTTTGCCTGTGGTAATCTACCTCTCGTCATGCTTACCAGAAAGACTGGAATCGAACAAAAGAGAGGTAGATCTATCCCAATAACTCTTGAATCCGGCCATGAGTGCGTTATCGTCCCCATCTATCACCCCTTCCAAGTCATCATCGAACCAAGAAATCGGTATCTCTTTGAGACCGATATCCAGAATGCCATCAATGAATTCATTTTTAAGAAGAACTCTGAAGCTAGCTTTTCCTATACTCTTGTGGATACTATTGACAAGCTTCATAACCTAAACTTACCTCTAGATGAGGAGGGTATTGTGGCGGTCGATATAGAGACTGAGGGTTTAAACTTCCTGACGCAGAAGATTCTCACTGTCGCCTTAAGTTTTAAGTCTAATGGTGTGTATACTAATTGTGTTATCCCTCTTAATCATAGAGAGTCGAGGTTTAGTGAACAGGAACTGGGATTAGTCCTAGAAGAGCTTAAACGGCTATTTGCAGCCCCTTGTCGTAAGGTGCTACACAATGCCAAGTTCGACCTAAAGTTCTTTCGTTTGGCCGGAATAACCGATGTACGGAACGTATGGGACACAAAGGTAATGCAACACCTAATTGACGAGAATCTACCTAAATCTCTTAAGGATCTTGTTAACTATTATTTTCCTCATGAAATAAAGTCTGATGCTAACAGTAACTAACCCAAATCGTGTAAATTGGAGTGAGATGTCCCTAGCTCAAATGGCTAGAGGCAATGCACTCGATAGTTATTTTACCCTTAAGTGTTACGAGGTTCTTTATGATAAGCTCGATAAACTTAAAATGGTTAAAACTTATGAGGAGATTATGGCTCCAGCCTCTCTCTTCTTTGTCGATATGGAAGTTGATGGTCTAACCATATCTGAAAGTCAACTTAAGATCCTACAAAAGGAACTCAGAAATAAGATTATTGAAGCCGAAGAACTTCTTTATTCTTACCCAGAAGTTAAAAAGGACTCCAATATGGGATCAGCAAATGACATGATTCGAATCTTTTTTTCTTTAGATAAATTTGTAGGAACCCAAGGGCAGAAGGATTGGCTAATTAACCCAGAATGGGGATTTGGTTTGTATCCTCCGGTATTTACTGCTAAAAAGCAGCCATCTACCTCGTATGAAGCGTTAGACTTACTTTTAACACAGATTAAAGACGAAATAGATCGTAGAGGACTCCATGGGAAGAAAAAGTGAAGAAGAGCAGAATAAGAATGTTAGTGCCTCAGTAATAGCTCAAAAGTCGGACAAGGAACTCTTACGCACTAAAGAGTTTATTGAAAAGTTCCTAGAACTTCGTGGGTTGGAAAAACTTTACAATACTTATATCAAAACTGTTTCTGGTGCTCTTAAGTATAATAAGAGTAATAAGATTTATGTAGAATATAAGTTAGATGGAACAGCCACAGGTCGCCTATCCAACGCAGGTTATAATGCCGAGGAAGCTATGGGAGTGTCGTTTCACACACTTCCAAGAGAATCGGCAGCAGTCAACATTCGTAGTTATGTTGTCGCCCCGGAAGGCCACGATTTTATTACCGCTGACATGAAGGCGATGGAACTAAGGATTCTCGCTCACCTGTCTAGGGAGAAGAACATGGTGAAGGCATTTAATAATAAAATAGACCTTCACAAGTATTCGGCATCCATGACGTTTGGTAAACCCCTAGATAAGGTAACAGACGAGGAGCGTCAAATTGCTAAGGAAGTTTCGTTCTTGGTTGTATACGGTGGCTCTGATTATACTCTGGCAAGGAAGCGAGGTATTCCTCAAAAACGAGCCTCAGACATTATCAACGGATGGATGGCAGCATTCCCGGGAGTTCCAAGCTACATGGAACACGTTTTCAATCACATTAAGAACCGTGGGTATGCTTATACTATTTTTGGCCGTCGCCGCAACCTCCCTAACATTTATGCAAATGTTGAGTCTGTGCAGAAGCAAGCCCTTAGACAAGGACTCAACTTTACAGTTCAATCTGCTGCCAGTGATACCCTCCTTTGTTGCATCCTTGGTCTTAACAAGAGACTCAAGGACAAGAATATGGACACTAAAATTGTAGCAACCGT